GATCGGTAGTTCAGCAACTTGGACTAAGCGAGCGCCTTAGTTCACGCAAATGCGTTTCCCTTGACTAGGGTGGGGGAAATCCCCCACCCCCTCCTTTTTTTTTGGTGCGAGTGTTGACGGATTGAGAATCCGTGGTTTAATCGATTATCGAAATCAGTGCAGTCTTTACGCACAGTTTCCCGAACTAGGGGCCTGTGCGTTTTTTTATGTCTCTCACCGAGACTGATGCACTGCCCTAATACCGCAAATATTAGGAATCCAAACCATGACCGAAATCGAAACCCTGCGCAACCAGCGCACCGCAAAGCTTGCCGAAGCCAGAGCCATACACGCCACTGGCGAAACCGAAAAGCGAACCCTGACCCCCGAAGAGCAAACCGCTTTCGATGGCCTAGTAGCGCAAGTTGATGAACACGAACAGCGCATTGCCGACCTAGAGTCGATGAGCGTTCCCGCTGATGTAGCTGTCGCATCAAACGATGCTGGCACCGCTCGCAGCAATAAGCTTTCCGAACTCGAAGCCTCCTCCAAAAGACCCGCAGTGCGAAAGTCTTCACCAATCGAAGCGCCTGCGTTTGTACGCGATTTTGGCGATCGTCAAAGCACTTCAGACCGAGCACTGGCCTTACGAGGATGGCTCGGATTTCACAGCGTAAACGGCGCATCCAATGAACAAAGAAACGCTGCGCAACGCTCTGGCCTAGAACTTGGGAACAATCGCTTGAGCTTTAAGCTCAACGCAAAGGCTCCTAAGACTCAAGCCGAAGCCCGTGCACAATCCTTGACCGGTTCCGCTGGTGGTTACACCGTGCCACAAGGTTTCATCAATCAGCTCGAAGCTTCCCTGTTGGCTTTCGGTGGGATGCGAGAAGTCGCAACCATCCTGAGAACCGCAGAAGGCAATGACCTGCCGATTCCTACCGTGAGCGATCACGCTAATGTTGGGGCGATCCTTGCTGAAAACACTCAAGTGAGCGAGCAAGATATCACCTTCGCTCAGATCACCATGAAGGCTTACAAGTACAGCAGCAAGCTCATTCGAGTTTCCGCTGAACTCTTGCAGGACTCTGCGATTGATCTAGAAAGTTTCATCGGTGGCGCACTGGGCGAGAGGATCGCAAGAATCCTTAACACCCATTTCACCACGGGTGACAACTCCTCAAAACCCCAGGGCATTTCTGCTTCTGGTGCTGGCAAAACTGGCGGATCCGCAAGTGCGATCACTTTTGATGAGCTTCTTGATTTGCAGCATTCGCTCGACCCAGCTTACAGGGCTAATGCTAAATTCATGATGAATGACACGACTTTCAAAGCCGTGAGAAAATTAGTCGATGATCAGAACAGACCGATCTTCTTGAACGATCTTTCTGCGACTTCGCCCGGTACTCTCTTCGGCGTGCCTGTTGTGATCAATCAAGATGTTGCGGTCATCGCAGCTTCTGCAAAAGTGATCTACTATGGTGATTTTTCTAAGTACCTGATCCGAGATGTTCAAGACTTCACCCTCTTGCGCCTCGAAGAAAGATACGCTGATTATCATCAAGTTGGCTTCGTTGGTTTTTCCCGTAACGACGGAAGAATCCTCGACGCTGGCACTGATCCGATTAAGCATTTTGTAATGGCAGCTAGCTAAACATGAAGGTCAAATTTCATACCAGCGTGGCGGGCTTGTCGTTCACTTATGATGCAAATCTGGTGTACGACCTCCCGCTCGATGAAGCTGCAAACTGTGTCCGACTCGGGTGGGCGAGCGCTGTTGAAGCGCTCGTTCCTCCGGTCTCGGAAACCCGACAAGTCAAGGCTGAGAAGGCAACCTCTAAGAAATCCAAAGAGAAACGCTAAATGCTCACCGTCATCACACCTCCAGCGACCGAACCGATCACGCTTAACGAGATGAAGCTACACAGCCGCATCGACAATGATGACGATGACGCGCTCGTCACCAGTCTGATCATCGCTGCTAGGATGCAGATCGAGCAGATGGCGAACACTAAACTAATCACGCAGACCCTTGCGCTTACGATCGACTCGCTGCCCGAGTCAGGCATCCTCTATCTTGATGGGCCAGTGCAGTCAGTCACAACCTTTGAATACACCGACCTCGATGGCAACCTGCAAGAATGGGATGATACCTTGTATCAGGTCGACATCACCGCAAACCCCGCACGGCTCGTTCCTGTATACGACGAAGATTACCCGGACATTTTAAATGACTACAACTCGATCGTGGTGACCTATATTGCTGGCTACGGCAACGCAGCAGCGGTGCCCGCAATCATAAAACAAGCGATCAAGATGTTGGTGGCCCACTGGTACAACCAGCGCGAGACCGTGGGAGAAGTGCAGGGCTACGAAACCCCCTACGCCGTCGATAACATCGTCAAAATGTTCAGTCGAGGGATAGTCAACTAATGATCAAAGCCGGTGAACTAACCCAGAGAATCGCCTTCCAGCGGGATGAATCCAGCACCGTGGATGATTACGGTCAGGTCACCCGTGCTTGGAACACCTACTACACGACCTGGGCGAGTGTTCGCCCGCTCTCAGGCAGGGAGCAAGAGCAGGGGATGGCGCGACAGGCTTCGATCTCGCACCGTGTGCGCATTAGGTTCAAGTCAGATATCCAGCACGGTGACCGCATCTCGATGGGTGGCCGGATTTTAGAAATCGTCAGCGTGCGCAATATCGATGAGGGCTCATGGGAACTCGAGATCGATGCGATCGAGAGGGGTGAATAATGCCTAGAGCAGTAATCAACATCGACGCTTCCTCTCTTAAGAATTTGCTTAACCTTATGGAGCACATTGATACCAAGGTAAAACGGGCAGGGCTCAAGAAGGCTCTTCATGAAGCGGGTGCCCTTGTGGTCAACGATGCAAAGAACAGCGTGCGCAGAAAGCACTCTATCCTCTATGACTCTTTGGGATCTAAAGAAAAGGTAGTGCTTCGCAAAGGCAACCAGTTCGGGTTCTCGGTCATTGGGGCAGAGCGCAGAGCAGGGCGCATCATTGGTGGCGTGGATCGCATCCCGACCAAGTACGCTCACTTTGTCGAGTACGGCACCGCAGCGCACCCAACGGGCAAGAACGACCTCACGAATGACATCTTGCTCAAGAGAAAAGGCGCAGTCAGAAAAGCTCAAGGATCTATTCACCCAGGCTCCGCACCGTTTCCTTTTTTGCGCAAAGCGTGGGACAACAATAAGACCAAGGCGATCGATGTGATGGGCAAGATCCTCATCGACACCATCAACGAGGGCGCATCATGAGTGCTAGCAAAGCCCTTCGAGCTCGCTTGATTGATGACGCCACCATGACCGGCTATGTGGGAACCCGCATCTATCCCGGCAGAGCGCCACAAAAGCCAACGATGCCGTACATTGTTTATCACCGCATCAGCACCGTAAGGTCGGCAACGCTCGACGCAGGCAACACCAAAGTGCCTGAAGTGCGAATGCAATGCGATGTGATCGCCACAACTCAATCAGAAGTTGAAACCATCATGAATCAAATGCGAATCGTGATGGACAACTTTCGCGGCACCTCTTCGGGGGTGGTCGTTCTCGGCGTTAGCGTGAGTGACGAACAGGATCAACCCGAGTTTTTTGAAGGCTCGGACACCGTGTTTTATCATTCGTCTTTGGATTTTTCCATCATCTATAGGGAGTCTTAGTTATGGCAGCAGTACTGACCCAAGGCACGGCAATCACGATCGACGGCACCACCCTCACCGGTGTGACCGACATCACCCCACCCAGTGCGACCCGTGGCACCGTGGACATAAGCAATCTACTTAGCCCAGACCATGCGAAAGAATACGCAGGCGGGATGATCGATGGTGGCGAAATGTCAGCAACCGCAATTGTGGGCGTTGGCAACGCAGCACTCGGAACGATCGGCGGTTATATCGAAGATTACGGCGCAGCTAAAGAGTGCGTGATTACTTTGGCCGATTCGAGCTCAATCACCTTCGATGGCATCGTGACAAAGTTTCAAGTCGATGGCGTTGCGACGGGCGACAACACGGTGAAAGCCACCGTGGGCGTTAAACCAGTAGGCAAAATAACCTACGCTTTTGATTAAGGAGTTTCACATTTTAGATAAGGCAAAACTATTAAGCGCAGGCAGCGCATATAAGCTCGGGGAGATCGAGATCCCCGAGCTCGGCGGCAAAGTGTTCTTGAGGGTGATTAGCTCCCGCGAGCGTGATCAACTCGAAAGCGAAATCTCTGCCGGTTCAAAGTCGGGAAACCTGACCAACATCAGGGCAAAGCTGGTGGTGAGATCCATCGCAGATGAATCAGGCAAGCGGATCTTCACCGATGCCGAGGTTGATGCGGTGGGCGAGATGCCTGCGCCTCTTGTCGGCATTCTCTTCGATGCGTGCGCCAAACATAACGGCATGAGTGGCGGTGCAGTCGAGGAAG